GGATCGCCGCGGCGATCCCTTTTTCGTTCACACCCAGCGGGCGAAGCGATTGGTCAGCCAGCTTTCCTGCTGGTCCAGCTCGCGCAGGATGTCGCCCAGGGTCTCGTCGTCGATCTCGTTGTTGCGCCGCTGCCGGTACAGTTCCAGGCGCTGCGCGCGCAACGCCTTCAGGCGCAAGGCCTTGTCGGCGATCTCCAGGGCTTGGGCCTGGTCGCGGGCCTCATCGGTGGTCGGTGCGGTATCCAGCGACTGGCGGTATTCGGCCATGATCTGCGCACGCGCCTCGGCGACCCGCGAAGTATTCGCCGCATCGTTGCCTTCCACCTGCGGCAGTTCCTCGCTCTCCAGGGCCCGGATCGCCGCCTCCGCGGTCTTGCGCCAGGCCTCGCGCCGCTCGCGCTCGTGGGCGCCATTGTTGCTCGCCGGCAGCCCGCGCAGCAGCAGCGGCAGGCCGATGGTCGCGCCGATCAGGGAAATCAGGATCACGCTGGTGGCGATGAAGATGATCAGGTCGCGCTGCGGGAAGGCGCTGCCATCCATCAGGCTCATCGGTACCGACAGCACCGCCGCCAGGGTCACCGCACCACGCACGCCGCTCAATGCACTGAGGGCGGAGAGACGGCGCAGGGAGATGCCGCTCAGCCCGGGCGGGCTTTTGCCGCGCCAGCGATCGATGCGCAGCGACAGCTTCCAGTAGCCATAGACCCAGCCGTAGCGGATCAGCATCAGCACGGCGGTGATCGCCGCCACGTAGGCCAGCAGCAGCGAGGAACGCCAGAGCAGGTCGCCGTGGTGGTTGGCCACCGACTTCATGATGTCCGGCAACTGCAGGCCGAGCAGCAGGAACACCACGCCGTTGAAGGCGAACTCCAGCATCGACCAGACGCTGCGGTTGAGCAGGCGCGTGGAAGTCTGCCGCGGCAGCAGGTCGACCCAGCTCTGCATCATGCCGGCCGCCACCGCCGAGAGAATCCCGGAGACGCCCAGGTGTTCCGCCACCATGTAGGAGGCGAACGGCAGCAACAGCATCAGTACCACGTGGGTCGCCGGGTCGTCCCAGCCACGGGAGATCATCCAGGCGCGGATGCGGCCCAGCGACCAGCTGAGGAACACCCCGATGGCCAGGCCGCCGACCGCGACCAGGAGGAAGTTGAGGCTGGCGTCCACCAGCGAGAACACGCCGGTCATCGCCGCGGCGATGGCGAACTTGAATGCCACCAGGCCAGAGGCATCGTTCATCAGCGCCTCGCCCTCCAGCAGGTGCATCAGGCGCTTGGGCAGCCGCCCCTGGGTGATCGCCGAGACCGCCAGGGCGTCCGTGGGCGACAGCACGGCGGCGAGGGCGAAGGAAGCCGCCAGGGGAACTTCCGGGATCAGCAGGTGGATGAAATAGCCGGCGCCGACCACGGTGAAGAACACCAGGCCGAACGCCATCATCAGGATCGGCCAGCGCATCCGCCAGACTTCCCGCTTGGGAATACGCCAGCCGTCGACGAACAGCAGCGGCGGAATGAACAGGAAGAGGAACAGCTCCGGGTCGAGGGCAATGTGCAGTCCGAGGGACGGCAAGGCCAGCAGGGCCCCGGCGGCGATCTGGATCAGTGGTAGCGGCAAGGGCAGCAACTGGGCAGCCAGGCGGGTGGCGCCGACGACCAGCAGCAGGGTCAGAACGGTGTACACGGTTTGCATGAGGGCGGGGATCTCCGGCTTCGTCCCTGGACGATGCGACTGCGTCGATTGCACCATCGCGATCGGTAGGCAGCTATCCGACATTCGCACAATCCGTACGGTCTTTCCTAGCCCCGCCGCTCTACCCCGCGCGTCCGCCCCCTCCGCGGCGACGACCGGGGCGCCCGGCCAAGGTTCCCGCACTAGTACATCCGAGCTATTTCATAGCGGTGCGAGACGCTCCTACACTCCCCTTCAGTCCAGGCCCGCCGTAGCGTCGGCCAGGACGACGCCCCGAAGGAGTACGGGGTGCAGCGCCCACTCAGACAAAGGAATGCCGCCATGACAAGTAAGGGACTTACTTCCGCACTGCTGCTCGCCTCGATGTTCGCCGCCACCTCCGGCTGCCTCCAGCAGAACGCACTGACCCAGGGCTACCGCACCACCCAGCCCGGGCAACCCGGCCAGGCCCAGGTCGCCTCCGCCAACACCCCTTGCACCCCCAGCGCCACCAATGACCTGATCGCTACCGGTCGCAGCCTGCTGGACATCACCACCAACCTGATCAAGACCCGCAACCAGATGAGCGACGGCGGCAGCATCATGCGCGACGTCGACGACGTGCAGAAGGTCGGCAAGGGCCATGCCGTACTGGACAGCGTCGAGAGCATGACCGGCGGTCCGCAGCAGCCCTGCGGCTAAGCGCACCACGACGATTCATCCCGGACAGCGAGCCCCCGCACGCTGTTCTCCCCCTGAGCCTCGCCTACCCGGCGGGGCTTTTTTTGTCCTGCGCCAAACAGCCGCCGCCCCGCATCAAGGAACTCGCCCATCACCCGGCCATGCAGACCAGGCCGCTTCGAGTCCCGTTCGTCACCTGTGCAAGGCGTCTGGAACGCGACTATTGTCCGACGATCGAAGTGATGGCAATGTAGAATTACACCTTTGGATGTAGTCGTTTCGGGTAGGTCGCGAGATGGAACGAGCTTTTTCCCCTACCGCGGAATCGCGGAGCAGCGGCCCATGAGGCGCGCCGAGATGCTGTTGCTGAAGAGCCTGGCTGAGACACTGATGGCCGACCGGGACAACCGCCACGACGACTTGCAGGCGACCATGCGGCTGGCGCACCTGAGTTCGCCGGAGATGATCCTGTACATGGTCAACCGGGTGCTCGAGCTCGAAGAGAGCATCGAGCGGATCGCCGCGGTTCTCCAGAAACTCTCTGCGGACGAGCCGATGCCCCTAGAGGAAACGCCGCCCGAACCAGCCTTCGAACCGGCCCTGCAGTCCCGCGCCACCGAGACCGCGGAAACCTAGCGGCGGGCAGGCCGCTACACCAGCACCTGGCGAGTGCTGGCGATCAGCGCATGCACCTGTCGCTCCACCTGCTCCGCCACCGGCACTTCGGGCCCCCGCCCCTCCGGGCAGGGCAGGTTCGGCGTGGTGCCGAACAGCCGGCAGATCAGCGGACGTTCCTCATAGGCCTCGCAGCCGTTCGGTCCGAGATGGACGCAGTTCCACTCGGCCAGGGCGGCGTCGTGTTCGGCCTCGCTCTTCACCGGCAGGCGGGCCATCTCTTCCGACGAGGCGGTAACCGGCCCGCAGCAATCGTGGCAGCCGGGCTTGCAGGCGAAGCCCGGTATCTGCAGGCGTAATTGGTCTATCTGGCGACCGATGCAACTCATGGGAAATCTCCTCGGCGGGGGAAGGATTGTACAGCGCGGACCGGAGCATTCCGAAAGTACCGGTAAGGATGCTCTCCAGCGAGCCGAATCGACCTGTTCAACCTGCGCTCTCTCCGTTCCCGGCCAGGGAAACAGCCCGGCTCCCTGTCCGCCCGCCCGTCCACGGCTATCTGCCGTCACGCCGCTCCCGAGCGCGGTAGCCCCGAGACCGCACAGGGGCGGAACGACGTGGCATAATCCGGCGATCACCTTTCGGCGACCTATCGGCAGGGCCCGGGAAGACCCGGGCCTCGGGAGAAGCAATGACCTACGTTCTCTACGGCATCAAAGCCTGGGACGCACGATAGAATTTGCTTTTTCCTATATTCATCAAGTAGTTATGATGAAAAATACCATCAAAAATCAATTCGTTTGAGAACATCCGCAAGCCAACAGAATCAAATGCTTACGGTAGCGTTTTGGAGGAAAAAAAGACCAAATCAGCGCTCTGCCTCGTAGACCGCCACGCCCATCCCAACCGGAATCCACTTCTCCTCCGGATCACCAGGCCGACAGATGGCCACCTCTACCTCGGTGCTCTTCCCTTCTGCCGGCTCAGCCGGCCGGATCGCTGCATGCCGGAGAATCGTCTCCATGCCCGGTACGTAGCTGCTCTCCGAGCCGTGGAACGACCAGATGCCGAACCTCCCAGCGCTGCCCACCTGGTGGTCGAGTTTCACCGACCAGCCCATGAATCGAATGACCAGCATGTCGCGCCCCTTGTAGGAAAACCCGCAGTGTACCGGCTCGACAGAATATCATTGCATAGCTCGATCCGAGCTAGTATAGTAATACCAACAGCGCGGCACACCGCCAGCACTGAACCTCCTCGGAGACGCCAAATGACCAATTTCCAGACCTGGCTCGACAGCGCCGACATTCCCGCCCAGCAGAATGGGCAGTGGATTGACCTCGAAACCGGGATCGCCTATGACCCGTCGTACGACTACGCCTCGAACACCCGCCGGGCCTCATTGAGCCCGCGCGGCATAGACGCTCGCGCCGTGGCAAAGGCCTTTGGCGGTCGCGCCCTCACCGGCACAGCCAGGCAGAAGGAGTGGGCCGAGAAGATCCGCGCCGAGAAGGTACAGCAGATGAGTCAAGACCAGGCGGAAATGGCCTGCGATCCAAGCGGCCTGCTCACTGCCGCCAAATTCTGGATCGAAAATCGCAACGCTAGTGCTCAGGAAATCGCCGGATTCGTAATGCAGCAGAAGGCCTTGCTTGCCCAGCATCGTTCTGCCCAGGCCGCCGGACAAGCCGACAAGGTGGCGAAAATCGCTGCTGAGTACAACGCGCTTACCGCTCGCTGGGGGTTCTGATGAACGCCATCCATATCGGGCCGTTCTCGATCACTCCGGCTGCCCGCGGACTGCATTACGGGGGCCTGCCGCATCACCGGTGGACCCTATACTACGGGCCCCGGGAAATGGCGATAAAGACCCTACCGGACAGTTACACCTCGTCGGAGGTGAGGGACGAGTTCTCAGACATCATCGCCGAGTTCGTCATCGACGCCCGGGACCGATACGCGCCCGATGTTCTGGAACTGGTGAACTCGGATGGTGACGCAGTGCTCGCGCGAGTCGCCGTGAGCCGACTGCCAGAAGGCTTGTCCGGGTGCATACCAGACGATCGATTCCCATACTGGCTAGTGACCGCCAGCCGCCCACGGCTCGGGCTCCCTGTCACCCTGAACGAGTACACCGCGCTCGCAATCGAACTCAGCGCCCCTCCACTTGCATGGATCACAGGGCTCCTCCCTGGCGAGGTACTGACACATGACGCCGAGGAGTGGCGACCGCCGACCAGTTGGGAGCTACGCCACGTTGTCGGCGAGGGGTCGTTTACTGGCGTAAGCGGCGCCGCTGCGGCCGCTCTGCTCGGAATGTCCGCGACGAATTTCCGTAAGTACACAGCCGGGGACTCTGCCGCGAATCGCCAGAAAATCAGTTTCGCAGCCTGGCATTACCTGCTCGACCGGCTCGGCGTGATGCGGACGAACTGATTTGACAGCGCCTGCGAAAAAATGATCTGATCGTTGCGCCCCTCATGAAGCATCTACTGCCGAATAGGTAGCTAAGAAATAATGCTTCTTGTGATGCACCCACTGCCGAATAGGCAGAGAAAGGCCCGCTCCGGCGGGCCTTTTGCTATTTGCACGCCAGGTTCTCGAGTAGCATCCAGATCAGTTGGCAGCGATCCGCGAGCACAATCTACACTGCGCCCGCCTCCGGCAGCGGATACCTGGCATCGATCTCTGCAACCTTCGCGATCCACTCGGATAGATCTGCGGGCCCCTGGCCGACCGCTGCGAGATACTGCGCTTCCAGATAGAGCGGCAGTGACTCTTTCGTATAGGCCTCGCGCCGCTGCTCTCGCACTGCCGCACGCTGCTCCTCGAGGATCTGCTCAGGCGTCTTCATGTGTCCCCAGTCGATCATCGCGGCAACTCCACATCTCCTTCGAGAACCTCGATGGGAGCCGGGAAGCGAGCGGCATCGCTTGCGTCAGGCGCCAGCGGTAGACGCAGCGTCAGCTCGATTCGGCCAGCCTGGCGGGTAATCACTCCCTCAAACCAGGACGAACCGGTCGCCGCGCCAGGTAGCTGACCTCCCTCCGTTAATGGCGAAAAATCGAACTCGACACCGTTCACAGTGAGGGCATCCCCTCGAACGGACACGCGCATCTCGACGCCGTCGCCGGGCAGCGGTACAAACGGCGAAAGCTTGATCAACATCAGAACCACCTCCCTATGCAGGAAAAGATCAAACGGTTTGTCGTGAGGTTCTCAGCCAGGATGAACGTCACCGAGGTGCCGTTCGCATATGCCACCTTCACGCCGTTGTATGTTGCAGGGTTCGTTGCGTGCGACGCCCAGGATACCGATACCCCCACGGTCCAATCTGGAGTGAACGCCGCCGGCAATGTGAGTGTGTAGCTTGTGTTCGCCATGCGGTCGTTGGCGCCAAGCAGGCTGATCGTGCAAATCTGCGTGCCGTCGGCGAGTCGGGCGTATTGCCCGTTCGCGTTACTGCCTCGCTCCAATATCGACCCAAGCGGGACTCCTCCAGACTGAGCCACTGTACCCAGCAACTGAGCGTCGGACAGCACGCGAACCCACGACTGCCACGCGCCGGCGACCCTCCGGCGGAAATACAGGATGTTCGAGGTCCGCGGAACGAATAGTTGCACTGCGGTCGCGACGTCGTATGGATGGTGATAGAGCATCGATCCGATGGGGTTCAGAGCATCGATGCCTGGCGGCAAGTTCGAGTAAGGAGCGGCACCGATACCGTAGAACCCGCACTCGTCCGGTACCGTGTTCGGGTCCGAGACGGTCCGGCTGGACGACAGGCTCTTGGGAACGCCGCCGAGGTAGTTCAGGGCATTTGCCTGCGTAGATGCCGCGATCATAGCGCGCCCTACGCTCGTCAGCGGTGTCTGCGCCCAAGTATTCGGCCCAGTCTGGAACGGGAGCTGGTCAGCGCCACCGAGCAGAAGGCTGAAGTTCTGCAGCCTGGCGTCGAACAGGCTCAAGCGCGCGCCGGCAGCGGTTGCTGCTCCTGTTCCGCCAAGCGCAACCGGCACCGTGTCGCCATCGGAGAACTCACGGAGGCTGCCATAGCCGTTGCCGTCGTTCTGCAGCTTCGTCGGTCGTACATCAGCCATTGAACAGCACCTGTAGGTTGAGAGTTGCGCCGCCGGCGGTATAGGCCGGCAGTTGGCCGTCAGGGTTCATCGTGAGCCGAAGCATGGAGCCATCGGCGAGATACCCAGGAACAGCCGCGGGGATGCGGACGTTCATCGGATAGGCCACCACCACCCCGGCGCCGTTGGTGACGAACTGGTCGTATCCGGTGCTCCGCCGGACGAAGTAGATCGCGTTCGGCTCCAGCGCGACAGGCAGTTGCGCGACGACTTTGTGGGTCTGGAGGACGGCCATTTACCAGGCCGCCCCGTTCCACTCCGCCGGAATCGGCTGCCCGCCGAACCGAACCAGGCCGCCATCCTCGCTGAACTTGTCCAGCGTCGACTTGTTCGCGTGCGTGTGAGCCTGGGAAACGGCAGTGTCGATCTGCGCCGGCGTCGAAGTCGGCCGGCCGTTGATCGCGTCCCAGTTGAGCTCGACGTCCATCGACTCATACTCGGCCACCTTCAGCCAGGCGCTGGTAGCAGGATTCCATGCGTACAGCGCAGCTCCGGATTCGACTGTCGGGTCCGCGCTCGCATCTTGAACCAGGACGAATATTGCGCCCTCAGGCTCCAGGGCATCGCGTGCAGCGATATCGGCTACGAACAGGATCGGCGCGCCGGTGCCGGGCAGGCTAGCCAACGCCTCGTTGATCAGCGCATTGATCATCGCGCTGTTGCCGATCGAGCGCGCCACACCCGCCGAGTTCGTCAAATACGATTCGGCGAAGTTGCTGTTCTCCACGAAGTAGAAGCTGTCCGGCTCCAGCGTACCCGGCAGGGTCGCCACTTTGAAAAATCGAATCTGGGCCATTTCATCACCAATCAGTCGCGCCCCATTGGGCACCGTCTACGCCGTCCCTGCCGGGCGGCCCCTGATCACCAGCCACAACGACCAGCACATCGGCCGGCGGCGTCACGGTGACCGCGTATTCCTGCATCTCGCTGAGCACCAGCGGCTCGCTATCGACCTCGATCGCCAGCGCCCATGGCTCGGCGGCGTCATCCATCGCACCCTCCCCCACGGCTCACAGTGATCGGCCCGCTGTAGTAGCGATGGACCGTTCCATCCGGGTAGGTCACATCCACGTCGTAGACCGCCGACGCCCATGCCAACGCCGCGGTATCGGAGGCCGATATCTCGCGCGAGATCGTTCCGGCGCCAGCGATCTCAAGGCCGGAGCCGAGCGCCAGCGTCATCAGCACCGTCCCATCTGGCGCATCGCGGATCTGCATCCGTACCTCGGCGCCAGCCAGGTCAACAGGTGGCTGGTAGATCAGTTGCCCGCCAACAGGCGCCAGCCCAACGGCTGACAGCAGGTTGATCTCGATCGTGTCGTCGTCGATGGACGCGACGCGGTGAGGCAGTTGCCGAAGCCGCGCGCGGTTCAGTTCGGGCATGCCCTGGACGCCATCGATCCAGGCTAACCAGGTGTCGGGCAACCCGTGGCCGGGGATGGTCAGCCGGACGGGAGCGGTCGACGCGATCTGGGTGATCGGCCGGTAGACCAGGCTCGGTTGCATGATCCGCATCGTGTCGCGGAACGTCGCCCCTTTTTCAATGCGCAGGGGTACACAGGCCGGCGTCATGCGGCTTCTCCTTGAAGTAGTAGAAGGGGCTAAACCCAACTGGTCAGGTACTGGATGCACTCCGAGCCGCGAGAGAGCTCTCCGGTGACGGGGTTGCAACTGGCTCGCACCCAGCGGTCGGCTGGCTCCCAGAAAAATCCGCGCCGGTACTCATGCGCGGGCTTACTCTTGGTCAGGGTGTCGGTAACCGTTCCAGAGGTCACGCCGCCGAGGCGCACGGCCGGGCCCTGGCGAACGCTGACGGTTGTTGTGGTCTGCCCCTCGGGATAGTCGAACGGATCGCGGATGTGGCAGATGGCTGCGCTGTTGTTGCTCAACGCGGCGAGCCACACCTGATGCTGGTCCTGGTTGGCCAGCATGTTCTCGTCGTTCACAAGCCACTGGTAGGTCACAACGGTGTTGACGATATGCATGCCTGGGGGGAATGTCGTCGTCGGCGGGGTGACCACCGGCCCACCCGTATGGTCTGGGTCGGTATAGGTCGTGACGTCATCCGGCTCCCCCGTACACTTCACCGTCCGAGTGATCTGCAGTCCTGTCCCTGGGATGTAGATCGCCTCGAACTGCTCTGTCAGCACTGTGCTGTCGACAACTGATCCGGAGCCGCTCAACAGCGCAACCTCGCTGCTTCGCTCCGTCGCTGTTCTTGTCGTCACGCCGGGCTCGTTGCGGTACTCCTTAAGTGCATAGTGGCGTCGGTTGTAGCGCGCGGTCTGGATGTTTCCCTGGGCGTCATACCAGGCGGTCAGCAACCCGGAGGTCTGGTTCCATTCCTCTCGATAGAGCGTGGTTTCGATGGGATCGCCCGGCTGACTGCTCTCGTCGGTCACCTGATGAACCGGATTACCGAGCGCGGCCTGGCGATTCTCGATCACGTCTATTGTGACCGTCTGACTGTGATCCGCCTCTGGATCTCGGATATCCGGGGCAATGGTCACCTCGACGAGACCATACAACCCCTGAGGGGCTCCAGACGGGGACGAACCGCTGACCACCGACGTTCCGGGCGGTGGGTCAATCTGCCGCATCCCGTCACCCTGTGTCACCACCACCCCCAGCAGCAACCGATTTCGGTAGACCCCGAGCAGCTTCAGGTAGTCCAGTTTGACGTTTTCACCAAAAAACCAGTAGTCGAAGTTGCTCCCGAGCAGATCTTTTACCGCACACTCCGGCTGTCCTGCGCCCTGTCCAACATCCTCAAGCGTTATCTTCTTCCGAAGGGCGTGAATCGTTCCGCCCTTTGTCCAAAAATCGAGGTAGTAGCTGCCCTGCTCCACATTGAGGTAGATATCCACATACAGCGGGCGGCGCGGCTCCTCGTCGCTAGACCACCAGAGGGGGAGCCCCCTGAATGGGGCGTCGCCTGTATAGGACTGCCCCTCGGCCGAGGTCGTCGCGCCGCCGTAGTACAACTGATAGTCGTAATTGCCTCCGCCTCTGAGGATCGTACGCCCCCACCACTTCCCGCCCTGCTCCTCGACCTGCTGGTCGTCCTGGTCCGGTAGGCCCATGTCGAACAGATGCGTGTGATTCATCGGCCAGTTGCCATAGTACGCGATTGCTGGGCGCGTCGCCCCGTTCGGCAGGGTGACGTAGCCGGCCAGATCATTGTTCGGCTGGCGGATCTTTCCGTGCCACGGCCAGCCCATGCGAACGACCTCGCCGTCCCAGGGCATCAGTTGATTCATGCCTTGAACTCCATGCGGCCAATATTCGAGCCGCCATCCTGCATCTCGAAGCTGGTGACGCGCTTGAACACAACGACGACCAGGCCATCGGTGCTCACGATCTCCTCGTCGGCCACCGTGCGCTTCGACTTGTCGGTCTCGGCCAGCGGCCAGGACACACCGCCCCCGCCGATCTGCTTGCCGGCGGGGTTGTAGTCGGCCCTGCCGCGCGCAGCATCCAGGGCGCCGCGCGGGTCGATCTTGCGCAGTGCGCGTGCCTGACGCTCCGGCTCGATCAGCCGGTTGAGTGCCGCGGTCAAGCCTTGGTCGCCACGCCGCTCCGCTTCAACCCGTTGGCCGCCGGCGCGGCGGATCGCTTCGTTCCTCGCGCCGAGGCCGCGGCGCTCGTCTGATAGAGCCATGCGCTATCTCCTACGCGTTCGGCACATCGCTGAACACAAGCATCGACAGGGTGAGCTCGTCAGCATCGAAATAGACGCGCGCCCACACCTCGCCGTTGAGGTCATTTGCATTGATCACGAATCCATACGACTCCTGAACCGCCCACTGCCTCGAGGTGCCCACGATCGACATACCTCCGGGCAATTCACCCGATGTAACTCTGATCTGCAGTTGTTGCCCGCTCGGAGCCGCGGTTCTGAGATTCAGGTCGAACTGTCGGGATGTGCTGGGATCGATTCCAATTGCTGCAGTGCCGAGCTCGGGAATTGCGAACAGACGGGCCTCAACAAATGAGTGTTGAGGCTCGAGAAGGAACTGGCCATCGGTATTGACATGCAGCACCTCGCTCGGAGCGCTGCCACCGCCACTACCCAGCTTCACCCAATCGGCACCGCTCGCGGTGCCCTTCGCCATGTATAGCGCGCCGTTGTTCGTGTTCACGTAGTGAGCGCCGATGCTGGGGGGCGGATCGAGCGGCTCCCCGGCGCCGGACAGGACGTGCGTAACAGTTGCCATCAAATGTTCTCCATGATCAGGTTGTTGCCGGCGTCGTCGACCAGCGTTGCGCCGGTTTCGTCGACAAGGGTGCCGCCAGACGCCCCGGACTCCAGAGCCTGGATGCGCGCCTGGAGCGTCATGAGGTCGCCGGCCGTGACGGCTGCATAGATCGCCGTTCCCGCCGGCCAGTTGCCGGCGGCG